ATCTCCTGCATACTTTATGAAAAAGTATTGCTACATTCAACATCCAAAACGTGGTAGAATTCAATTTAATCTTTACCAATTTCAAGAAAAAGTATTAACTTTATTTCAAGAAAATCCTTACTCAATGGTTTTGAAATCTAGGCAACTAGGAATTTCAACTTTATGTGCTGGTTATTCTTTGTGGATGATGATTTTTCATCAAGATAAAAATATACTTTGTATTGCTACAAAGCAAGAAACAGCTAAAAACATGGTTACCAAAGTAAGGTTCATGTATGAAAGTTTACCTTCTTGGCTTAAAGAAAAAGATAAACCTACCGAAGACAATAAATTAACATTACGTTTAAAAAACGGATCTCAAATTAAGGCAACAGCAGCATCAAGTGATGCAGGTCGTTCAGAAGCCGTTTCTTTGCTAATTATAGATGAGGCCGCATTCATTAACAATATTGGAGAAATATGGGCTTCAGCACAGCAAACATTAGCTACAGGTGGTGGATGTATTGCTTTATCTACCCCTTATGGTACAGGTAATTGGTTTCATCAAACATGGGTTGCTGCAGAAATGGCAGAAAATAGTTTTTTACCAATTAGATTACCTTGGCAAGTTCACCCTGAACGAGATCAAGTATGGAGAGATAGACAAGATTCTGATTTAGGAATTAGAATGGCAGCACAAGAATGTGACTGTGACTTTTCTACATCTGGAGATACTGTATTTTATCCTGACGATATAACATTTTACGAAAAAACATTTATAAAAGATCCATTAGAAAAACGAGGAGTAGACCAAAACCTATGGATTTGGGAACCTGCAGATTATTCAAAAAATTATTTAATTGCGGCTGATGTAGCCAGAGGAGATGGAAAAGATTATTCTGCGTTTCACATCTTTGATGTAGAAACATTTACTCAAGTAGGGGAATATAGGGGACAAATTGGTACAAAAGAATATGGTCATATGCTAGTAGGCATGGCTACAGAATACAACAATGCTTTACTTTCAGTAGAAAATTCTAACATAGGATGGTCTACTATTCAAACTATTTTAGATAGAGGTTACCAAAATTTCTACTATTCACCTAAAGGTGGAAATATGAGTACAGATTCTTATTTTGATCCATATATGGATACAAGTAGAATGACACCTGGATTCTCTATGACTACAAATACTCGACCTATTGCTATTGGTAAATTTCAAGAAGCAATACAAGACAAAGGAGTTACTTTTTACTCTAATCGATTACTAGAGGAAATGAAAGTATTTATATGGAGAAATGGTAGAGCAGAAGCCCAATCAGGCTACAATGATGACTTAATGATGGCATTTGCTATAGGTTGTTATTTACGTGATACCTCATTTAAATTTAGACAGTCAAATATGGATATGACTAGAAGCATGCTTAACGCTATATCAACTAATACCTCTAAATATTCGGGTGGGTATTCTTCTGGAGCAGCATATGCAGACAAATATAATAACAATCCATTTAATATTGATAACCCTTATTCAAACGAACAAGAAGATATTTCTTGGTTACTTTAAAAACAAATCATGGCAGACACAGGCTTATTTAAAAGATTACAACGTTTATTTTCAACTGATGTTATTATCCGAAATGAAGGAGATAATAAACTAAAAGTATTTGACATTAACAAAATACAAGTTTCAGGAGAATATGAAACAAATTCCCTAGTAGACCGATTTTCTAGAATATTTACAAACTCAAACACTTCAATTTATGGATACCAAAGTAGTTTCAACTATCAAACAATACGCCCTACGCTTTATTCTGAATATGACTCAATGGATACAGATGCTATTGTCGCCTCTGCTTTAGATATAATTGCTGATGAAAGTACATTACGTAATGATATGGGAGAAGTACTTCAAATACGTAGCTCTGATGAAGATGTACAAAAAATACTATATAATTTATTTTACGATGTATTAAATATAGAATTTAATCTATGGCCATGGGTTAGAAATATGTTAAAATATGGAGATTTCTTTTTAAAATTAGAAATAGCAGAAAAATTTGGTGTATATAATGTTATCCCATACAATGCATTTCACATTGAAAGACAAGATGGATACGATAAAGAACACCCTGCATCTATAAGATTTAAATTTGACCCAGATGGAATTACAGCTGCCTCAAGTTATGGATTTTACAATGTTCCAAACTCTGCAAACCAAGCAAATGCTATTTATTTTGATAATTATGAAATGGCTCACTTCCGTTTATTAACGGATACTAACTTTTTACCTTATGGTAGATCTTACCTAGAACCAGGACGTAAATTATTTAAACAATACACTATGATGGAGGATGCAATGCTAATTCATAGAATTGTTAGAGCACCAGAAAAACGTATATTTTATATTAATGTAGGAAATATTGCACCTGCTGAGGTAGAAAACTTTATGCAGAAAACGATTTCAAAAATGAAACGTACTCCATACATTGATCAAGAAACAGGTGATTACAATTTAAAATACAACATGCAAAACTTGCTTGAAGATTTTTATATTCCTGTTAGAGGAACAGATCAAGCAACTAAAATAGATAATTTAGGTGGTTTACAATATGATGGAATTCAAGATGTTGAGTATTTAAGAGACAAATTATTTGCTGCTTTAAAAGTACCTAAAGCATTTATGGGCTACGAAAAAGATTTAACAGGTAAAGCTACATTAGCGGCTGAAGATATTCGTTTTGCTCGTACAGTTGAACGTATACAACGCATTATGGTGTCTGAATTAACGAAAATTGCATTAGTACATTTATACGCGCAGGGATACACAGATGAAAGTTTAACTAATTTTACTCTTTCATTAACAACCCCTTCAATTATTTACGATCAAGAAAGAGTTGCTTTACTAAAAGAAAAAGTAGATTTAGCTGCTCAAATGATTGAGCAAAAAATTATGTCTACAGATTGGATATATGAAAATATATTCCATTTAAGTGAAGATCAATACGATGAAAATAGAGACTTACTTATTCAAGATGCTAAACGTAAGTTTAGAATAACTCAAATTGAAAACGAAGGTAATGATCCGTTAGAAACAGGTAAGTCTTATGGAACACCACATGATTTAGCTTCCCTATATGGTAGAAGTAGATATGAAGATGGTGAAGTTCCTGTTGGATATGATGAAAAAGAAACTTTAGGCAGACCAGCAGAAAAAGTAACTGATAGAAATACTCAAGATAATGCTTTTGGCAAAGACCGAATTGGAGCATCAGGTATGAAAAAAGATAATGATGAATCAGATTCAACTAAACCAAAATACCAAGGTGGATCTCCATTGGCGCTAGAAACTAAAAACACTAGAAATAAAAATTCTAAAATGTTTAATGATATTAAAAATCAAAAGAAACAAATGATTTTTGAAGCTGATATTAAAGGAAATTCATTATTAGATGAATCACAGATACGAGAGTAAATAAGCTCCATATATTTATAAATAAACAAATATAATAGAATGCAAATTAATCATTCCAAGTATAAAAATACTGGTATCCTATTTGAGCTCTTAATTCGCCAAATTACTAATGATACATTAGATAGTAAGGATTCACAGGCAACGAATATACTTAAAAAATATTTCGTTAAAACGGAATTAGGTCGTGAGTACAAGTTATATGAAACTCTATTAAAAAAAACATCTTTAACTGAAACTAAAGCAAATATTATCACTAATACATTGCTAGATTCATCTAAATCTTTAAATAGAGGTGTTATTAAAAGACAAAAATATAATTTAATTAAAGAAATTCAAAATCATTACGATTTAAATGAATTTTTTAACCATAAATTACCCAACTATAAAGTACACGCGGCATTCTATACATTGCTAGAAATATCTAATTCAACAAGCCAAATAAACCCAGAGCAAATCATCAATAATAAAGTTACTATATTAGAGCATTTAACAGCTGCTCAAATTAAATCAACTAAAATTAAAGATGAAGTAATGAGTGAATTTGAAAAATCAGATAAAGATGTTCGTTTTATAGCATATAAAATGTTACTAGAAAACTTTAATGTAAAATACGATACATTACATACCAATCAAAAAACAATCTTAAAAGAATATATTACATCAGTAGATAATACTTCTCGTTTAAAAGAATTTTATACTAATAAGATAAATGAAATTAAAACAGAATTAGCTGATTTAAATAAAAAAACTAAAAATAAAGTTACAAAAATTAAAATTAACGAAATTATATCTATTATCACTCCACCATTGAAAAATGCCAAGATTACAGATAATGATTTAGTTGATTTGTTACAGTATTATGACTTAATTAATGAATTAGAAACTGTAAATGAGTAATCTTAAAGAAATAATTAGAAAAAAATTAAAAGAAATGTCCGCTACCAATCAAGGCGGTGCTTCTTTTAGTGCGGGAAGTGGTGAAACATATGCTACCCCATTTGCTTTTTCTAAAACTTCAAAACCACCTAAATATTATTATAAATTAGGTTATAAACCTGTACCTAATAAAATTAAAGGATCTAGTTTACAAGTTAAACAACTTTGGGAAGAAGAAAAAGAAAAAACAGATGTTAAAAAATTTCAAGAAGCAAGATTAAACGAATTTGATGAAATACAAAACGAACTAAATTCTCTTATCTCAAACGCAAAAAATCAAACCATAGAATACTATACAGCAAACCCAGGCCAATTCAGTGTATATAAACCTACATCAATGGCCTTAGAATATATTAAAAAAGCAAAAGAACTACTAAGCAAATAAAAATGAAACAGACACTACAAGACCAGTATTTATTGATTAAAGAAGGTAAAGGACATAAAGGAGTTTTCCTTGCAGATGCAAAACGTCAATTCCCAAATATTGTACGCAACGCCGCTACATTTGAGGAAGCATCATCTTGTCTTAAAACTAAAAATATTATATCGGAAAATGTAATTGGTTTAAATGCTATTAATTCTATATTTGAACCTAAAAAAAAGGAATCATACGAGTTAGCATTTGAAAACTTTTTAGCAGAAGCTAAAAAGAAAAAAGAAGAAGATGAAAAAGCTGAATTAAAAACTACATCAAAACAAGTAGAAAAAGACTTAGAGCATAACTTTAATCGTAAAGATGATAAAAATCCTGATAACTTGATATTTGATCAAATTATGACGGGTTATTATACGGAAATGAAAGACCCTAAAAATGCAGATAAAACCATGCAAGAATTAAAAGATATGGTATTTAAAAACTTACAAAAAGATCCAATTTTTTATACAAAAGAGGGACAATTTGGAGTTAAAGGTTTAGGATATTCAGTAGATCATCCCGGTTTAGGTGAACCTAAAGAACCTAAAGGAAAATATAAAGCATCAGGATACGGTGATTTAAATGAAGGTGTAATGTATGGTGATTCTGATGGTGATTTTGACGAACAAGAAGATAATAAAGAAAGAGCTAATTGGTATTATGATGCATACCTAGGTGAAAAAGATCCTAAGAAGAAAGATGAGTACTTAAAAATAGCTCGTGAGTATGGTTCATACCTTGGATGGGGAGAAGAAGAACTTCCTGTAAATGAAGAAGAATCTAAATTACGTAAAGTAATTCGTGAGATGATTGATGCTGAACTTGAAGAAGCATATCAATTGGTTAATATTAATCCTTTAAAAAGTGATAAAGAAAGAAATGAGAGAGATCCTCAACAATTCCTTACAACGTATATTAAACCTTCAGTAGTAGATTCACTTACTAAAAATCAACACTTAAGAATCCTTAGAAATCCATCTAACCCAGAAAATGTTACACTTGCTATTCGTGCTACATTAGCTCCTATTTCTTCTAAAAATTTAGGTAAAACTACAGATAATTTAGATAAACTTGGAATAGATATTCCTACAGATTTTAAAAGTTTTTTAACTGATACAAATAATTTGGGTGGAGAAAAAAAATTACCAACAAGGATAGGAGAGATGACAACATATAAAATACTTAATAATGCTACTTTAAATAAAGATGGAAGTTTAGTAATTAAAGTTTTAAATCCAAAATATAATAAACCAATGGAATCCTTAAAGGAAAGCGTTGAAAAAGAATTGGCTGCCATCAATAAAGAAGCAGAACATGAAATCATTGCTTCTAAATTAGAAAAAGTACAAACATTAATTGACAAAAAGCAAGCTCAAATTTCTAGATTAGATGAAGATGAAGATTTAAAAGATCTTACTGACGCTAAAAAAGTTAAAGAAATTTCAAAAGACATTAAATCACTAGAAAAAGCAAAAGCGAAATTAGAGAAAATGATGCATAAAGGTAAAGCAAAATCACCACGTAAAGAGGTAATTGATGAAACCGATGAAACTATTGATGAAGCTGAAAATGAGGAATATATTGAAGATGCTGAAGGACGTCAAGACAATGGACAAAAAATCCCTTCTATTTTAGCAAACTACAATAACATATCAGCTGAAAAAAGAAGAGAGATAGGACAAGGTTTAGAAACTAGAAAACAAGATTTTGAAATTGATAAAGAAACAGCAGTAAAAATTAAAGAAAAAGCAGACCAATACTATAATGAATATGGTACTTTAGAAGATACGTTGAGTGAATTTGAAAATGAAGATGAAAAAGAATTAGCAAGACAACATTTAACAGACGCATACGGACTATAACCATGAACAAAGAACTCTTAATAGAAACCAGACAATTCACACCTAAACCAGTTCGTTTAATTGAAGGAATGGGCAATGGCGGTAATGTATTTGTTGAAGGTATTTTAGCTACTGTTGAAGTAAAAAATGGTAATGGAAGATACTATAAAAAAGAGTTATGGGATCGTGAAATTGAAAATTTTCAAAATAAAATTAAACAAAAATCTACAGAAACTGTAGGTGAATTAGACCACCCCGATTCTCAAGTAATTAATTTAAAAAATGCATCTCACGCCGTTCGTGACTTATGGTGGGTTGGAGATGAAATCCATGGTAAAGTAGAAATATTTTGTGATATGGGTGATAAAGGTACTACATCAGGTCGCATTGCGGGAGCATTAGTTAAAAATGGTTTAGTTATTGGTATTTCCTCTCGTGGAATGGGCTCATTAAAACAAATGGGTGAAGTAATGGAGGTACAAGATGATTTTGAACTATTAACATGGGATTTAGTTTCAAACCCTTCAAATCCAGATTCATGGATGAAAAATGGTGCATTAAATGAATCACGTACTACATTTTTAGATCCATATTCAAAAACCAACTCAATTATTACCGAAATTCTTTGCGCAAAAGGAACTTGTCCTTTATTTTAAAACGCGACTTTAA